GACAAGAAGGCGACAATGAAAGATTTCAATGCCCGAATCGAATCAGCTGAAGCGGAAATTGAACGGCTGAGGAGCATTCTGGAGACCAGGAAAGAAACACGCACAGTCGAAGTTGAAAGCATCGCCGTGTTCTCTGAGAACAAGGTCGAGGAGATCCGTTTGGACACGATGGAGGTTATCGGTACCCGGGCCCTGGAAGCTCACGAGAGACAAGGGATGCTGGAATTCATCGAGGACGAGGAAAAGTCTCTAACACTTGTTGACAATTATCGAGAAGTCCGAACCCCAGTATGACTATTTTTCAACGATTAGGGGAATTCTGAGATGAGAGAGACAGGCCAAACAGCCAACAACAGGAACTACGGATTGAAACAATGCAGATACTGCAACGCAAGTCTACGGTTCCTGAAAACCAAAAGCGGCAAATTCATGCCCGTCGAAACAGATCCGGTCAAGGTATTGGTGCATGGTTCTGACGGGTATGTTCTCAAGTCCGGATACAGGCCGCACTGGGAGAGATGTCCGGGAGCTGACAAAGCGAGGAAAAAGTGACGAAAGGCGTGGCGAAGAAAATGACGCTTCTCGACATGTTCCCGTGTCTGAAGGACGAAGAGTTTCTCTCCGTGGTCACGATTCTCCACTCGGTCTGGAAGAAGGACGAATGGGAGGAGGCGAATCAGATTATTCTCCATAAGAACAAGGGAACTAAGCAAATAAAGAAGGTTGAGACCTTTGCAAAAAAGAGCAGCTGGTATAAAGTGCCCAAAGCGGGGTGAAATCATGAAATGGCTGGATCGACGGAGGCGAATTAGGGCACTTGAAGAGAAAATCAGCAGCATCGAGGAGCATTATTTTACGAGCATGGATACGATTAAATGCGATGATGGGCAGCGCGAAGATGTAGTAGCCTCCATTTTTAGCGCAATGTTTAGCGCAACTCGTGAATATGAGAGATTGCTCAACGATATCAAGACTAAATCTTTACAGGATAAGGCTTTATTATTAGGAATTGATCTTCCAGATGATATCAGGTACAAGTCAGATGGCATTATAACCAAATTGGGAGAGTCCTATTTAAGAAGGAAGATTGCAGAAGAAAGAATGCATCGAGTGGGAGGCTGGGTTGGCATTCTGGCTCCAATCCTTATGGTTATTCTGGGTATAATCGGCACCCTTGTTGGGCTTATCTCTATCTGGAAGAATTGAATTCCGCAACTTGTCACCATGATTAGGTATCCTATTTTTAGGGACCAACCCATAGCCCACTGAGATTTCACGGCTGTTGGTTCTAGATTTATTAGACCGACCCACTGAGACGTCATGGTCAGTCACCTGACTGTGGCGTTTTGTCTTTAAGCTCCACAGTCAAGTAAACAGTAGCGAGTTTTATCGGAGCCGAACAAGCACCTTCTGATGTTCTCGCTTAACTGAAAAGCTGATACGTGAGCGGCCTGGATGCTCTAAAAACAAACCAGAGTTTTAGATGGCCGACCTATGTTTGGACAAGGACACCCCATCCTGACACCGGACGGAAGCGAGATTCGCATCCCGAACCATGCTTTTCTGAAGATCCGCCGACTTGGTGCCCTTGGCAAGAACCGTGAAAACGGACTTCCGCAGATCACCGACCAGATTTACCTTTTTCTGAACCCCGAGTTCGATTCATTGAGTAATGGGTTGCGGCAACTGCTCGGGTCTGATTGTTCCGGTCCGCAGGAGGTTTTATGCAACTGCAAGGAATGCCGGGAACTAAAGGAACTCGACCAAAAGGAGCCACCACCACCGAGGCCGACGAGAGAGAACAAATTTCAGCCATATGCGAAAACAGCCTGAGAGGAAACCGTCAGTCGATAACTACTCGCCTTGCCATTCGTTCCTTTGATCGTATTGTTACTATATCTAGTGCACGCTGACGAATGGAAAAAAGTTCCCGAAATATTTCCAGTTTACAGTTGAGAATATTGAGAGGTGGTGATGGTTGATCACACGGATTCAAAAGCTGTGATTACACTATTATTAATGCAGATTTTATAACGTCCTGGCTGACATGGTTGATCTTCAGGTTCGCAGATGACCAATAATTCACAGGTTCCTTCAAAATCATCCGGAAGACCCCTTCGCATCGCCTTCGTCACGTCGAGGATGATTTTTGACCCAGAATCACCTTTCTGTGAAAGTGGTATCTCTCTTTCTAGGAGATTTGAGCACGCACCAGGCCCTCTGAGGATCTGAACAACAGTTGATGAATGCTGGAATTCGTTTCTTACACAGAGAAGCACATGACCATCTTCTACGCTTGGCAGTATTTTGATCATAATGAAACTAAGGGTACCCCACAGAAGATTAATGAGCAAGATTCTCACAGCTCCCATCCACGCCGATGACCTGGTCGGTTCCGGACGCGAAAACAAATACTGGAAGCAGACGGCCAGGTTTAAACGAATGGTTCGTCTCGAACGGCGGAAGACAAAGCACAAAGGCTACATCATCTTCACCCACTGCGGCCAAAGACACAAGAGACCGGTTGCTGCAGGGGAACAGGTTAAGACTCAGAAAGGCATGGCGCTGGCTTATACATGCAATGTCTGTCATTGCAGAGTGCCGGTGTTGCAGCCGCTGATAAAACTGCTGGCTTCATAATGCCGTACAAACCGCCGCACCCATGCAATTATCCCGGTTGTCCGGCACTGACCACCGATCGATTCTGTCCAACACATCGAAGGAAGGACAGGCGTGAACGGTCACGAAAAAGAAAGACGGCCGCTCAACGCGGATACGGATACAGGTGGCAGAAAGCCAGGCGCGCATTCTTAGATGAGCATCCATACTGCGAATGTGTTGAATGCCGGAAGCTCACGATCCCAAAGTTGGCTGAAGTAGTTGACCACATTATTCCACACAAAGGGGATCCTGGACTGTTTTGGGATCCTAGCAACTGGCGAGCGATGGCAAAGCGTTGTCATGATCGAAAGACTGCGACTGAGGACGGAGGGTTTGGTCAATGAGGGGGGCGGTGGAAATCTCTACAGCCTTTTTTGCCTAGACCGCGCGCCTGGTCGATTTTTTGCGCCGTCAGGTTTTCCAACCCGGAATTTGAAACATGGGAGCTCGAGGACCTAAACCCAAACCCGAATACCTGAAGCTGATCGAAGGAAAGGAAGGTCCAGACCTACGAGAAACGTGGTCTGAACATCGTCGGTTGCGAGGATATGCTGGCCCAGTATTGTGCCCTCGAGGCGAAGATCATCGATGACTACTACCGGAGGAAACTGATTCCGCCGGCTTCCCTGATCAATGCTCTGAAGGGGCTGGCCTGTCTCTTCTACGACGCACCAGGTGTGCAGCACGACCGGGTCGGTAGCAATCCCAAGAAGAACGAATTCGCAAACAATGGACACAGGGCACGCTAAAGACTACTCGGCGATTGCGGAAGAATACTGCCGTGACGTCCTGAGCGGGAAGATTATCGCCTGCAAGTGGACCAAACTGGCCTGCCGGCGACACCTGGAGGATCTGAAGAGAAAGACTACGAAGAAGTGGCCTTATTACTTCGACCACTGGTGGGCGAATGACGTCTGCGACTTCGCCGAGAAGGTTCCCCACCATGAAGGAAACTGGAATCCCGACGGGAACAAGTTCATCCTCGAGCCCTGGGAAGTCTTCATCCTGGTTGCGATCTTCGGCTGGCGCCGCCGGGTCCAAAAGGCCAAGGATCCGAAGAATGACCCGAGACGGTTTAGCGCAGCCTATATCGAGGTCGCCCGCAAGAACGGGAAGAGCCCGATTTCTGCAATCGTGGCCCTGTACTGTGTGGCCTGCGAGGGAGAGAACGCTCCCCAGGTCAAACTGGCAGCGACGACCTACAAACAGACCGAGGCGGTGTTCAAGCCGGCCAAGGCCATGGTGAACCTGACGCCGGCGTTAAGAGAACATTTCCAGCTGGAAGCCCGGGCGAAAGCGATCGCCTGCTTCTCCTCGAGGGGAAATATCGAGCCGATTCATTCGAAGAGCCAAACCCAGGACGGATTGAATCCTCACGCCACGATCATCGATGAGCTCCACGCTCATAAGGACCGGAGCCTGTTTGATGTTCTGAGATCGGCGAAAGGCGCTCGAAAGAACCCGCTGAGCTGGTACATCACGACGGCCGGCTATAACCTCGAGGGTGTCTGCTACGAACAAAGGACACTGGTCACGAAGATCCTTGAGGGGATTATTCCCGGTGACCACTACTTCGGCGTGATCTATACACTCGATGATGGGGACGATCCGTTCGATGAGAAGGTCTGGCTGAAGTCCAATCCGAACCTGGGAGTGAGTGTCCAGATCAAGGATCTGAGGGACTATGCCCAAGAGGCAAAGGCTTCTCCGAAGAGCCTGGGCGAGTACAAGACTAAGCGCCATAACATCTGGTGTAATGCGGCGGCAGCCTGGCTGAATCTCCTTCAGTGGGACGCATGTGCCGATCCTGGTTTGAAGATCGACGATTTCACCGGTTACGACTGTTGGATCGGAGGAGACCTGGCCGATCGAAACGATATAGCCGGCTATCTACTCCTGTTTTTGAAGGACGGCCTTCCGTACCTGTTTCCGAGGTTTTACCTGCCGGAGGATCTGGTTCTGGAGAAGATGCATTCCGTCGGGACGCATTACAAAGTCTGGGCCGACGAAGGGCTGCTGATCTTGACACCGGGAGACTTCATCGACCACAACCGGATCGAGGAAGATGTCCGAAAGGATTGGGAGAAATTCAACGTCCACCAGGCGGCTTTCGATCAGTACGGTTCGGCGCAGCTTGCAGCCAGCTTGAATAACGACGGACTCACGACCGCCATCGTCCACAAGAACGCTAAGACCTACGGGGATCCTTCCCTGGAGCTGGAGGCCAGGGTCAAGACCGGCCGGATCCGCCACGACGGAAACAAGATCCTGCGCTGGATGGTGAGTAATGCCGTTGTTGATCGGAGAGTCGACGGATCCATCCTTCCGAAGAAGGAAAACAAGGACTCTCCGAACAAAATCGACGGACTCGACATGGCGATTTTGGCCCTGGGCCAAGCTATGGTCTTTCAGGGACCAATCCCCTATGACTACGATGCCCAGGACATTCTCTACGTATGAAAAACAAACTGTCTTTTGAGATGTTCAGGAATTTGATTGCTCTGGCCGGGGCCGGACTGTTCTGTTACGGCCTATGGCTGATCTACGAGCCGCTATCTGCCCTTGCGGGCGGAGTTCTGCTGGTGCTGATCGCCAGATATCTGTAAAGACGAGAGGAAGCATGGCATTAATTGACCGGATATTTGATGGACTTCGCCCCGGAGCTCGAGGAGAAATCCGAACCAGCCAGGAGCTCGATTCCTTTCTTCGGGGAGAATCGGTTCGTTCTTTGACCGGTGCATCGGTCACCAATGAGACGGCCATGAGGATATCAGCGGTTAATGCCTGCACGCGGATCCTGGGTGAAGATGTGGCCGGCCTGCCGGGTAAGGTTTTTCGCAGGAAGAAGACCGGCGGGCGAACACTGGACCGCCGGCATTGGCTCTATCCGATCGTTCACGACCGGGCCAACGATTATCAATCGGCTTTCGAGTTCCGGGAAACGGCAATGGTGAACGTGGTTCTGCTGGGGAATTTCTACGCATTCAAGATTTTCAATTCCCTGAAGGAACTGCACAGTCTGATTCCGATCCAGCCGCACCAGGTCGAGGATGTTAAGCTCGAGAACGGCCGGATCACCTACTGGATCGCAGATGAAGAGGGTGGGGAGAGCAGGCCTTACACACAAGACCGGATTTTTCACTTGAAGGGAATCTCGACAAACGGTTTTACGGGCCGATCGGTCCTCTCAGACGCCCGGGAGACTTTCGGTTACGCGCTGGCCTTGCAGGAATTCGGCAGCCGGTTGTTTAGCAACAGGGCCAACTTTGGAATTGCCATGCACCTTCCGAAAGGGGTTCTGTTCGGAAGCAAGCGCCACCAGGAGATCAAGGAGTCGCTGCAGGACGAACACACTCAGCTGAAAAACGCCTGGCGATCGCTGCTCCTGGAAGAAGGGATGGCTGTTGAAAAGATATCGATGTCCCTCGAGGACGCCCAGTTCGTCGAGATGATAAAGGCGTCGATAGCCGATATCGCCCGGATCTTCAAGATTCCGCTTCACCGCCTGGCCGAGCTGTCGAAGTCTTCCTTCAACAACATCGAACAACAGAGCCTCGAGTACGTGATTTACACACTTCGGCCCTGGCTGGTCCGGCTCGAGCAGGCAATCAATATGCAACTGCTGAAAAACGATCCAAATTACTTCGTGGAATTTTCAGTGGAAGGCTTGCTCCGAGGGGATATAGCTTCCCAGGCTGCGGCGCTGGCAACAGAATTCCAGAACGGGGCACTGCTTCTGAACGAATGGAGAGAATTGAAAAATCGAAATCCCTATCCTTCGGAGATCGGTGAAACTCCTTTCATTCAAATGAACCTGGCATCGCCTGAATCGACACAGCCGGTCAATGGGTCGGCTCAAGCGAAAGTGATCAATTTCGAGAGATTGCAGGCTAAATACGACCTGCTGAAAAAGCTGCATCAGGACGAGCAGATCTCGGACTTCGAGTTCTGCGAGAAAGTGACGTCGATCCGACGGAGCATCGGGCTGCCTCCGCTGAGCTTCGGCCAAGAAGAGGCCGCCTAAATGAGGTTGAAAGATGGCTAAGAAAAACTATTCGCGGATACTAAGAGCTGTTCAGAAATCACCCTGGGCGATCCTGCCGGAGAAGCTGGCGGAAATCACGGATTTCCTCCGAATCAAGGGAGCCGACCTGGAGTTTCTCGAGAACGATAATCCTCCCGAACCGAAAGCGGTCGTCACGACCGAGAGGGCCCGCAAACCCCAGATGGTCGGATCGATCGCGGTCATTCCGGTTTTTGGAACTATCGCACCCAGAATGAACATGTTTCTGCAATTCAGCGGGGGAACGTCCTCTGAAATGCTCAAGGCTCAGATCCGACAGGCTGCCGAAGACGATTCGGTCCAGGGAATCGTGCTCGATATCGATTCCCCCGGGGGATCCGTTTATGGAATTCCCGAGGTGGCCGAAGAGGTCTTCCAAGCCCGGGAGAAAAAGCCGATCGTGGCCGTGGCCAATCCGATCGCGGCCAGCGCCGCCTATTACATCGCGTCGGCAGCCAGTGAAGTTGTGGTCACACCTTCCGGTGAAGTCGGCTCGATCGGGGTCATTTTTATTCATGAGGACTATTCGGAGCAGGACAAAATGCTCGGCATCAAAACCACTCTGATTAAGGCCGGTAAGTATAAAGGCGAGGCCAATCCCTGGGAACCGCTTTCCAAAGAGGATCGGGAGGAGCTCCAGCGATTGGCGGAGATCCTGTATCGGGACTTTCTCCAGTCGGTGGCCAGGGGCAGAAATCTCAAAGTCCCGCAGGTCCGGGAGGAATTCGGACAGGGAAGAATGGTGCTCGCGAAAGAAGCTTTGGCAAAACGCATGGTCGACCGGATCGAAACCATGGACCGGGTCCTCGAGAGAATGAAGTCCCCCCAGGCGCGGGCTCGAATAGGAAAGAAAAACGCAGAATTGACCGCCCGGGAATTTGAAGCTGAGATCCGCGAGCATTTCGGTTTCAGCCGGGACCAGGCAAAAGCCGTCGCATTACATGGATTTAAAGAACTGGATTCTCGGGACGAGACCGGTTCATCAGAAGATAACGCGGAACCTCGGGATGAGGCCGCAGCCGCCCAGACGGAACCTCGGGATGAGGCCGCCTCGGTGGTTGAGAAAGCGATCCTGAGCTTCAGTTTGCTGATTTCTGCCTATGCAGAAGAACTGAGGTCACGGAACCAGTAAACCAATTCGTCACTAACAAATGGATCAAAGAAGCTGCCGATTAACGGCGGCTTTTTTTATGTCCAGTTGGAGGAACAGTACAGATGAACGATGAAATCAAAGCTGCACAAAATGCAGTTGAAAAAGCAATTCATGATTTCCGCCAGGCGAACGACGAAGCCCTGAATATGAAAGCGGACAAGGGTTATGTCGACACTCTCCTCCAGGAGAAGGTCGACAAGCTCAATGCCGATATCGACGCGGCCATGGACGAACTCAAGAGGCGACAGAGCGATCTGGAAGCCAAGTGGGACCAGCAGCAGGTTATCGGCGAAAGCCGGAAGGCCGGCAAGGTCGGCGTATACGCCGCGGAATTCTCCAAGCTGCTGACCGCGGAACACGGCCGCAACGTCGTGGTCTCTGCCGAAGACTTCAAGACCTACAAGGACGCCTTCTTCGATGAATACCTGCGGCGGGGAGATGCGATGAGGCCCGATGCCGCTGCCGCTCTCCAGGTCGGATCCGACCCGGAAGGCGGCTACTGGGTCCCGATCGACACCACGGGCCGTATGGTGGAGCGTATCATCGAGACTTCTCCTATCCGGAGAATCGCTGCAGTCGAGACAATCTCAACCGATTCGCTCAAAGGCTCCGCCGATCTGGATGAAGCCGGATCCGGCTGGGTCGGTGAGACGGAAACCCGATCTGAGACCACCACACCGGATACCGGCGAATGGGAGATCTTCGTCAGGGAGCAGTACGCCATGCCGAAGGTCACTCAGAAGTGGTTGGATGACGCCATCGCCAACCGGGAAGCCTGGCTGATTCGAAAAGTATCCGACAAGTTCTCCAGAACGGAGAACACCGCCTTCGTCAGCGGTAACGGCGAGAAGAAACCTCGCGGCTTCCTGACTTACAATCACGGCGTTCCTTCCGCTACTGGTTGGAATGTCATTGAGCGCATTCCCACCGGTGCCAGCGGTGCCTTTCAAAACGGCGACGTTTTGATCGATACCGTCTACAAGCTCAAGTCTCAGTACCGCGAAGGAGCCAACTGGGTGATGTCCCGGGCGACTCTCGGTTCCGTCCGCAAGTTGAAAGACGGGCAAAACAACTACATCTGGCAGCCGGACTTCACTCAGCTGCAGGCCAGCCGTTTGCTCGGCTTTCCTGTGACTGAGGCGGAGGACATGCCGGCGATCGCGGCCAACAGTCTTTCGATCGCCTTCGGCAACTTTCAGGAGGCCTACCAGATCGTCGACCGGATGGGGATTCGGATCCTGAGAGACCCATACACGACCAAAGGGTACGTCAAATTCTACGCCACCAAGCGCGTGGGAGGAGACGTGGTCAACTTCGAAGCGATCAAGCTGATCCGGTTCGCGACGGCCGCAAGCTAGTCGAAAAAGGAACCTTTCACTTGAAACCATGAAGGGGCTTTCTCGGCCCCTTTTTGTTTGTCTTTTCTGGAGGAACAGAACAATGAGAGATCTAGTTTCGAATCTCGGACTGGGCGACGGAATCGTTTCCCAGGTCATTAACAGTGGAGGCGGTGCCAAAGACACCGGAAACGTCGACCTGCAGGGCTTCAACAGCTGCCTTTTCCTGGTGGATTTCGGTGCTAATGGCGGGGACACACTCGACGATACGAACAAATTCACCGTGAAGCTCGAGCATGCGGCCGATGACGGTGCCGGATCGCCGGACACTTATGAAGCAGTCGAATCCGCCGATGTGATCATCCCGACAGCCGGCGGATGCAGTGCTCCGTCAAGTGGAGTAGTGATCACGGTAGACGACGCAGCCGAAGATGCCAAGAAGTATTACTTCGGGTATATCGGCGACCGGCGTTTCGTGAAGCTGACCGTGACGCCCAACGGAACCCTGACCAACGGCAATCCGGTCTGTGTGGCGGTGGTCAAGGGCCACGCAAGCGTGTTGCCGGTGAATCCGCCTGCCTAGTCCTGAAATGAAGAGGGTCCTGTGAGGGCCCTCTCCATCCTGCTTTGGAGAATTCAAATGGATAAAGTCAAAATCAAAATGATCAGAAACGCTCCGGGAGCAGAATGCGGCGTACGAGTCCGGTTGTACGAAAAAGGCCAGGTCTACGAGGTTTCGACCGAACTGGCCCAAGCCTTTCTCGACAATAAGGACGCCGTCGCCGTCAAGCCCCCGAGCAAGAGAGCAAAATCGGCTTGAAGACTAAAACCACGAGGCGGATTTTGTCCGCCTCTTTATTTCCCGATCACTCATGTCGATTCTCAGCACTACCGAAATCGTAGAGCACCTGAACCTGGCTTCCTTGGACGGCAAGACCAGCCGGATCGTTAAATGGGTCGAAGCGGGGGTCAAACGGGACATAGGGCGTCGGTTTGAAGAAGCCAACTACCTGACAAGTTTCGACGTCCGTCGCGACCAGGATCTCCTGGAGCTGGAAGACTGGCCTGTTTCAGAGTTCACGATGCTCGAGAAGGTCACCAGCCGGGAGACTGACGGAACACCGACCTATGAAGAAGTCGGCGCCTATCGGTATGTCGTTTACTCGAGTAAAGGCTTGCTTAAATACCTTGAAGGATCCCTGGACGAAGGACGCCAGATCTATCGTGCCACCTACACGGCCGGTTTCTCAGAGTCGGATATCGCAAACGACGCCCACGACGACATCGTAATTTTGAAAGGCCTCCTTCTTTCGGTCCTGGAACGGGAGTACATGCTTACCCATAAAGGTCCGAAGCGCCACATGTTCAACGAGAGCTTCGACGGGGAATCGACGCGCTACCGCTTCAGTTACGACCCGGACCAGCTGCGCAAGCTTTCGATGCTGACCCGAAACCGGTTCTGAGAACAATGGCGATCAACGAAGCCACGAAAACTCTTCGCAAGCACCTGGCCAAGAGCCTGCGGCCGGCGGCCAAGAAAATCCGCAAGGATGCCCGTTCCTTCCATGGTTCGAAGCTGCGCTCACGCAGCGGCAAGACAGCCAAAACGGTTCGGGTAACCGTTCCCTCTGGCAGCCGGAAAGGTGTTTACGTACGGGTCACCGGCGCAGCGGCGATAAACATATGGGAATACGGCCGGAAAGCTTACGTTATCAAAGTTCCGAAAGGGCAAGCTTTGAAAATGCCCTGGGGCTGGGTTGCGAAAAGGCGGATTCGGATCAAGGCCGAAGCACCCAGGCCGGTACTGACTCCGGCAATCGAGAGGCACAAAAGCGAGCTGCTCGAGGCCGGCGCCACGGCTCTGCAAAGCGCGGCGGTCGACATCCTTTGCCATGGAAGGGTGACGAGGCATGAACGCGATATTTCCAGGCAGTTTGGGTTTACCGGTGGCACGGGCACGGTCAGTTCCAGCGAAAATGAATGAGATCGCTGGTACAAATCAAAATATGGTTTTTAACGACGGCGATAGGGATGTCCTCTGATGCCAAACAGTAATTTCTGGGTTACCTATTCGGCGCTGGTATACACCAAAAGCCTGATGCAGGAGCTCGTCGACGCGGGCACCCTCGACCTGGTCACACTCGATCCGACTACACCCGAGTTTCAAACCCGGGAGAAAGTTGTGATGCTTCAAACCGAGGACGACTCCGCCGATTTCGGCGATACGCTCCCAGCCGACATCATGATCGAAGGTGCGATCTCACTTTTCATCTGGGGAGGAAAGTCTCTTCTCTAACTGAGGATTCTCTTCTGGCTCAAGAGAGACTGGTCGCCACGATTCGCGACAAGATCCATTCAGCAGTCAACGCCGGAGGATACCTGAACCTGGATCCTCCGGTTCAGGTCGAAGGGCTCTCTGTTTCCGAAGAAACGGCTGTGGCTCGAGAAAGGGAAACGGCCGGCACGGTGATTACTTTGGAGATTAAAAATCATGGATG